GCAGAAAGAGAAAGATATGCTTATGAATTACAGCTTGCTCAGATAAAGAATCAACCAAAACATACATATATGCATTACGAGTCTGCAAATCCTGCAGCATTAGGAGCTGAGATGGCTAGTAAAACTTTCTCTAATATGAAAATTCCACAGTACGGATAATGAGATCAGTACCAAATATATTTTCTAATAGTTTAAAATTCGCAAGAGACAAAGGCGGTAAAGTATTTGATGCTGCTAAAAAAAGTGGTGTTTCTAATGAAGTTGTTAATGCTATAAAAAAAGGAGCTGAACAAGCAGGTAAATTTAGCAATGATGTATATCAAAATATAAAAACAGGAACATATACAACACGTTTTGGAAATAGATCTTTTAGAAGTGGAACACCATTTAGCAGTGCAGCTGGTGCAGTATCTGATGTCATAGGTAATACCATACTTTCTGATAAATTTAGACAACAGTATGTTTGGCCATATACAAATGCTTTTAGAGTTGTATCTAAAGCTGGAGTTGCAGCTAGTAGATTAACAGGATTAGAAAATGAAGTAGCAGCAGCAACCGTAGCTGCTGGAGTCCCTATTCTCTTTCATACTTTGACAGAAACATCAGGACCAATAACTCAGGGATTAAGACCAAAAGGATATAAAGCAGTAGCACCTGTCTCTAAAGAAGAAGATCCCACTGGTGCAAAACCACGTAATATTGCAGAAGAAACTGCACTTAGATTTATTGGTGGGCAGAAGAGTCAACCATTAGCTTATAAAGATTTTATAAAAGAACGTCCTGATGTGATGCCATCAACAATTGCTGACTACAGGCGTTATATGAATCGCAAACCAGAAGCAGGTAAAAGAATAGATATAGATCCGGAGAAACAAACATTTACTGCTTATGGAGGATTAATAAGAGGAACAGCTCGTGGATTAAATGATCCAGAAATAAGAGTCAGAGGAATGCCCATAAGTGCAAGTGCAGCATTAGGAGCTGCAGCTGGTGTTGCTACTATAAAAGCAGGAAAAGATTTATTAGATCCAAGAATAGGTGTTGTAGATAGAGAACCTGTAAAAGCATCTTTAATAAAAGATGTATTTACTGATATGGAATCTGGAAAAGAAATTAAAACAGATTTAGATACATATCTTTCTAAGATGCAAAAAGAAAACAAAAGTTATTCTCCTGAGATAAGAGTTACACCAGGAGGTTCAGGATCAGAGCCAATTAATAGACCAGAGACTAATAAATTTAATATAGGGTTTGAAAAAGATGGTACAGGTCTATTTACAAAATTAAAACAAAAAGTACGTGGTGAAGGATCATTTACAAGAGATCCTGTTCCTACAGGTAATATTCCTACCATGCTAAAGGAGATGAGAAAGAATAATCCTCAAGATCCTGATATACAAACTTTAAAAGATAATGTAGCAGACTTTAAAAAAGAAGCTTTTTCAAAAGCAGCTCAACAGTTTCAAAAGTTAGGACAATATAAAGAACCAGCTTTAGTAGTTGGAGGGTTGGCTGCTGCAGTTGGTACAGCTGCTGTTGCTAAAAAGTTATTCCAAAAAGCTGAACAGGAACGAATTAAAAAAGAAGATCCAGTACAATATGAGAAGTACAAGCGTGGCGACTACACAAGATAATGAGTAATTCTTTCCCTTCCTTTGGCAGTGATTTAGGTGTATCTAACCTCACAGGCATAGAATATAAAGACTATCCCAAACTCGATATAGATTATGGTGGTAGTGGTAGAAAGAAAAGAGGTAGTGGTATTTTTGATGCTATAAATGAAAATCTAAAAGCAAAAGATCAAATAAGTTATCAAGCTAACGAACAAAGAAAGGCAGCTAAAGATTTAGCTGAAGGTTACAAAAGAGGTTCTTTCAAGATAAATGATGATACTACAGTTATGCCAGGATATACAGATCCTGGATTTAGTTACGAAGAACCAGGAACAAGAGGATTTGGTCAATTAATTGGAACTGGACTTGGAGCTGCAGGTGGTTTCTTCTTAGGAGGACCATCAGGAGCTATGAAAGGAGCTCAGTTTGGTGGTAAAGTAGGAAGCTACTTCTAGGCTTACTACCTTTAAAATATTATTTAACAGGAACTATTTAAAAAGATGTCAGAGTTCAGACGCTACAAACAATTAACTGAGCGAATAAATGCTTTAGATCAAAAGCTAAAAAGAGTAGAACAAGATAGAAATAGAATGGCAGGAGATCTTTTTGCTGGTGGTGTAACTCTTAATGAGCAACTTAATGAAAGAAATCAACCTCTAGGTTTAGTCTCACCTGAAGCCTCTGGAACTGCTATTCCTGTAATGCCCACAATTTCAGGATCTGGAGTATTACAACCTTTAAGTCCAGAGCAGACAGCTCGTGTATATAATGCACAGCAGTATCGTGATATATTAAACGCAAGTAGAAGATTCAAAGAAGATGATTTTGCTATAGGTGAAAAGTTCCGTAAAAATGAATTGTTACGTCAAGATGAGATGCAAAGACGTAGACAGAGAGTTGCAACACAGGCAACATTATTACAGCAAGGTCAGTTAGGTGCTCAGAGTATGGGACAACAATCTTTAGGTAACATAGGAGCCGTTCTCGCATCGACACCTACTTATCAGTAATTAAGTTATGGCTGAAAAAGAATTTGACCCTAGAGCTTACAGTTATTTACGAGCCATTCCTGCAAGAGGTAGCTTTGGAATATCAGGTTTTAAACTCCCAGACTTTGGTGTTTCAGAATATCTTACGAGACTTGCAGGTAAACAACCAGATAAGATCTTTCTAGGAAGTGGTTTTAATGCAAGACCTTATAAAATAGAGCCAGAAGCTATAGTTGATACAAAAGATCAAGCAACTTTATTTGATGAAAAGAATAAATATATTGGAGGTGTATTACCTGAAGGCCCAGGTGTTCAACCTGTAAAAATAAATGAAAACAAAGATCTTAATTTAAGTGATGATCCTGCAGTTCCTGAGAAAACTAATAAACAAAAAGCAATAGATTTTACTAAAGATTATATAGAAAGATCTCTTTTAGGCAGACAAACAGATAATCGTGCTTTAAGACTTAGTCAGGATTTAATCAACCAACAGACAGCTGCTCTTAGTGAAAGAAACAGACAGGCACTAGCAAATCAGTTAGCATTTACTAAATTTGATACTACTCAGATAGCAAAGAATCAATTAAGAGCTGCACAAAGAGAAGCAACTCTAATGGATGCTGTAGGTAATCAACTCAGAGCTGCTGCAGTAGCTAGTGCTCAAGGCATTCAACCTAGAGGTCGAGCTGGGGGAGCCTAGTAAGAGTTTTTAGATTAAAATTAAATTAACAGTATAAAGTTTTTGTTATGGGCGGAAGACCACCAGCACCAAGCGTTCAATATATACCTGCACCACCACCTCCTGTTACGGTGTCTACACCAACTCAGTCTTTAAAAACTCAGACTGAATTAACTAAAGCAACTGGTGAGCAGACCAGATTAAATATGGAGACTGGTGCTGAGTTAGATCGCATCAATGAAGAATTTTACACTGGTCAGGATCTAAGAAGATATAGAGCCAGAGGTGGAGAAGAGCGTTTACTTTCTGAGACAAGAGGACAACAAGAAAGACTTACCACACAGACCAAAGGACAGGAACAGAGAGCTACTGTTGGTAAGACTGCTGAAGAAACTAGAGCAACTAACTTGCAACAGGAGCAGTTTAGACGCTATAAAGAAGCTAGAGATGAACAACAAGCAAAATCAGCATACAAAGCATAACTGAATGGTTAGATACTCTATCTGATAAAGAAAGAGAAACTTATCTAGCTTTCTGCAAACAAACCAGTTCACCAATACAGATGTATCTTTATGCCCGTTTTTTAGGGTATGGAGGTTCTATAACTGATTGT